AGGCTAGGTCATGGCAAAAAAGGCTAGCGATAAGGCAGAGTTGCAGACGCAGCAGCTTGTGACGGCTGCTGAACTTGCGGAACGACTTGGAATCACACGGCATAACGTGCTGTCCTACGTCTCGCGCAAGGTCATCGTTTATGCCGACGTGCGCAAGAAGCTGTTGGACCCGGTCGAGTGCGAAACGGCAATCCGCACGGTGCAGGCCATGAGCGGAAAGACCGACCAAATCATCGGGCTTGCTGGCGCGCAGACCGACGCAGACAGCAGCGGCGGCGGGTTGCAAAGCATGGCTGAGCGGCTGACGGTTGCCCGCGTCCAGCGCGAGGAAGCCGACGCGGAGCTGAAGCGCCTGAAAGCCGCACAGCTGCGCGGCGAGCTGGTGGCAGTGTCTGACCTGCAGGATGCTCTTGTCGGGCTGGGGCGTGTGCTGCGCGAGCGATTGCTAGCCATTCCGCCGCGTCTGGGGCCGGTGCTTGCTGCCGAGCCTCGCGCGGTGCGGTGCTCGCTCGCAGTGCAGCAGGAAATCACCGCAGCGCTTGCGGAGTTCACCGACTCGATCCCGACGCTGATCGCCAGCGTGGCCAAAGCGAGCGCAGACGATGATGCTTGACGCGCGAATCGCACGGGCGCTGTGTCACGGGTTGCGGCCCGAGGCTATCTGCACCGTGTCAGAGTGGGCAGACCGTGCGCGCGTGCTGCCAGCCGAGACCAGCGCAGAGCCCGGCCAATGGCGCACCAGCCGGACGCCGTACCTGCGCGAGATCATGGATTGCCTGTCGGCGCATGTGGACGTGACCGAGGTTTGCCTTATGGCCGCCTCGCAGGTTGGAAAGTCCGAGTGCGCCAATAACTTTATCGGCTACGCGATCGAGTCGTGTCCGTCGCCAACGATGATCGTCCAGCCGACGATTGAGGTGGCTGAGGCTTACGGGCGCTTGCGGATTCAGCCGATGATTGACGCGTGCCCGACGCTGCGACGGCTGGTGACTGACCAGCGCAGCCGCAACGCCGCGAACACACTGCAGACCAAGACCTTTCCCGGCGGCCTGCTGCGCATCGTCGGAGCCAACGCCCCAAGCGGTTTGGCGTCTCTGCCGATTCGTTTCCTGCTGCTGGACGAGGTCGACCGCTACCCGCGCGAGGCAGGCACCGAGGGCGACCCGATCGCGCTTGCTCGTCAGCGCACGGCGACGTTTGCAAGCCGCAAGGTATTCATGTGCAGCAGTCCCGGCATGCGCGGCGAAAGCAAGATTGAGGCGCGCTTTCTGCAGGGCGACCAGCGGCGCTACCACGTTGCGTGCCCGCACTGCGACGCGCGGCAGGTGCTGCGCTGGGGCGAGCGTGACAGCTTGGGCGGCGTCGTTTGGCCGGATGGGCAGCCAGAGGCCGCGGCGTACCAGTGCGAGGCGTGCGGCACGCTGATCGAAGAATCGAGCAAGCTGGCGATGCTGGACGGCGGTGAGTGGGTAGCGACAGCGACACCCAAAGAACCTGGCCTGCGGTCCTACCATCTCAGCGCGCTGTATTCGCCCTGGACGACATGGGCGCAGTTGGCGGTGGAATGGGCGAGCGCGCAGGGCGACCCTGTAAAGCTCAAAGTGTTTTTCAACACGAAGCTAGCCGAGACGTGGGATGGCGATTGGGGCGAGCAACTGGATCCAGAGTCGCTGCTAGCGCGCCGTGAGCGGTACGCGCAGGAAGTGCCCGCCGGCGTGCATGTGGTGACAGCTGGCGTCGACGTACAGGGCGACCGTATCGAGGTCGGCATCTGGGGCTGGGGCAGCGGAGAGGAAGCTTGGGCACTGTCGCACGCGGTTCTACCCGGAGACCCGTCGTTGCCAGAGGTTTGGCATGAGCTGGACGCGCTACTGTCGCGGCCGTGGATGCGCGACACAACGCCGCTGCGCATTGCGGCAACCGCTATCGACTCCGGCCACCAGACGCAGGCCGTCTACTCGTTTTGCACAGCGCGCAGCAGCCGCAACGTTTGGGCGATCAAGGGCATGACTGGAAAGGGCGAGTTGTGGCCGGCCAAACCGCGACCAACGCGCAAGGGCAACGGCAAGCTGTACATCGTGCGGCACGACGCGGCAAAGCAGGCGATGTACTCGCGCTTGCGTCGCACCGGCAGCGGTCCCGGCAGCATTCACATCCCTCAGGCCAGTTGGGCGACCGACGCATGGTGTCGGCAGATGACCACAGAGCGACGCTTGGCGCACGTCAACAAGCGCACCGGCGCGAAAAGCGTGCAGTGGGTAAAGGCAGAAGGCGCGCGCAACGAAGCGTGGGACTGCCTGATCTACGCCTATGCTGCGCTGCACGGGTGGCAGCGCAAGGGGCACCGGCTTGCGGCTGCACCAGCATCTGCGCATACTGACGGCGATCGCGCGGTCGACCCGCCGCGTCCGGCACCGGCTGCACAGCCAGCGTCGCAACCAAAGCCGCAACCGCCAGCGCCATTAAAGCGCACCGGCGAAAAGCGGCGCAGCAGCTTCTGGCGGTAAGCATGGCGTGGACCCAGACACAGCTTGACGCGCTCGAAGAGGCTATCGCCAGCGGCGCGCGGACAGTCAGCCACAACGGCAAGACCGTGACCTACGGCAGCTTGACCGAAATGCTGCGCCTACGCGACCGGATGCAGTCAGAGCTTGCGAACGGCAGCGCAGGGCGTCCGCAGGTCCACTATGCGCGGCTTGGGTCTGGCCGCAGTCGCCAGTGAGGTAGCCAGATGGCACGACGCACACGCCAGCCGGCGACCATGCAGCAGACAGCGCCGACGCCACCGGCACCACATGCAGCCGCAGCAGTGCCAGCCGCGCGCAAGTCCAGACCATCGCGGCGACGCAGCTATGAGGGCGGCGACACAGGGCGCTTGTTGGCGGACTGGAACCCGGCAGCGTCCAGCGCGAACCCCGAGGTCTACTTTGACTTGGCGACCTTGCGGAACCGATCACGCGACCTGTTGCGCAACAACGCGCTTGCCGTCAAGGGCATCCAGTCGCTTGTGTCTGCGATCGTCGGTCCCGGCATTCACCCGCAGCCGATCCACCCTGACCCCGCCGTCAACGCCAAGATTGCCGCGCTGTGGAGTCGGTGGGCATCTGGCGAGCTGGACGTAGAGCACGATCGGACGTGGGCAACCCTGCAAACGCTGTGGGTGCGCGCCATGCTGGAGTCCGGCAGCGTCATCGTCCGCAAGAGACCGCGCAGGCTGTCAGACGGCTACGCGGTGCCGCTGCAGCTGCAGACGCTTGAAGCGGACTACGTCGACCTTTGGAAGACGACTGCGCTGGGCGAGTATGCCCACATTACGATGGGCGTCGAGTTCGATGCCATCGGGCGGCGCAACGCGTATTGGCTGTATCGGCAGCACCCCGGCGAAACGCTGCCGATGCTCAACGTGGCGACCTACGAGTCAGTCCGCATCCCCGCCGATGACATTGCCTACCTGACGCACGTGGAGCGTCCCGGACAAGTCCACGGCGTACCGTGGCTTTCTCCGGCCATGGCGCTGATTCGCCAACTGGATAGCCTGCAGCGCAACAAGCTCATCAAATCGCAGATCGAGGCGGCGTTTGGCGCGTTTGTGGTGCCCGGCGATGAAAGCTACGCCGACGACGGCACCATCCAAGAGGGCGCATCGGTCGCTGTAGAGGACGCCGACGGGCGCATTCTGGACAAGATCGAGCCCGGCTTAATCGGCATCCTGCGCGGAGGCAAGGACATCAAGTTCCCGCAGATGTCGAGTTCCGCTGACTTTGAGGCGGTTGTGCGCATCTACGAGCGCGAGATTGCGGCGGCACTGCGTCTGACGTATGAGCGGCTGACCACCGACCTTTCGACGGTCAACTACTCCAGCTATCGGGCTGGCGACTTGGAGTTCCGCCGTCTGATCAGCAGCATCCAGCGGCAGGACGTGATCCCGCTGCTGTGCCGTCCGGTCTGGCGCTGGTTCTGCGAGATGGCGGCAGTTGCAGATCCATCGCTGCCGGACTCGGTGCCAGTCCGCTGGCACTGTCCGCGCTTTGAGGAGCTTGACCCGCAAAAAGAGGTGCAGGCATCTGCACTTGCCGTTGCCAACGGGTTTGCAAGCCCTTCGATGATCATCGGCGCAAACGGCGACGACTTCGCGGAGGTTATGGCGTCGTGGTCTGCGGATTTGAAGGTAGCGCAAAAGCTTGGCCTGCCGCTGACGTGGGCGCAACCTGCACAGCCGGCAACGCCGCAACCGCAAAAAACTGACGAAGGCGCTTGACATTGGCGCAGGCTATTCTGCAGCCTTGCGCCTAGAGGTGGAGCCTATGCCCGCAGCCCCGAACAAAAAGCAGACCCGCACAGTGCCAGCCGGCACCTTGACCACGCGGGTGGCGCCTGAGACGTGGGACGAAGCCACGCGCGAGATCGACCTGATTATCAGCACTGGCGCACCCGGCAAGCGTTGGGCTTGGGGCGTTGGCGAGTACATTGAGGAACTTGACATCGCTGGCTGCAAGCTGGAGCGCCTGCAGATGGCCGGCCCTGTGCTGCTTGACCATGAGGCCGAGATTGAGAACGTGATCGGCCGCGTCATGGAAGCGTACACGACCGAAGAAGGCGTGCGAGCGCGCGTCAAGATGTCGTCGCGCGAAGAGATGGCCGGCTATGTGCAGGACATCGTGGCAGGCGTGATCGCCAACGTGTCGGTTGGATACACGATCGAACGTGAAGAAGTGGTCAAAGAAGAGGGCCAACTGGAACGCAGGATTGCGCGCGAGTGGACACCGTGGGAGGTGTCGTTTGTCGCAATCCCGTTTGACGCCGCGGCGGGGACCCGCTCGGCAGAGCAGCCGCACAAGCGGCCGGAGAGTACCATGCCAGAGCAGCAGACCAACATTGAAGCCCCGGCCGCTCCGGCTGTGGACCTTGCCGCCATTCGCGCCGCGGAGTCGCAGCGCCAAATCAAGGTGCGCACCGCCGCCGCCAAGCTGGGGCTTGCAGAGGCTGAGGTGTGCAGCGTCATTGAGGCGACCGCGACCTACGAGGAAGCCGCCGCCGCGCTGCTGGACCGCGCCGCCAAGTCTGCCGACGGTGCGGGCATCGTCCAGACGCACCGCGCCGGTGCTACCGCCTACGGCCCGTCCAATCAGGACGCGCAGATGCAGGGCGTCGTTGACGCGCTTTGTGCCCGCGCTGGCCTGCCGGTCGACGCCAAGAGCCCGATGCACACTACGATCCGCGAGCGCAGCCTGTCTGGCCTGCTGCGGCAGTCGCTGGAGGCGCGCGGCGTGTCCACGGTAGGCATGACCGTGCATGAGATGTTTGGCCGGTCGCTGGCCATGAGCCGCGAGACGCTGCACACCCGTGCCGGCGACGTGGCCGCGCACACGATCAGCGACTTCCCGACCGCCTTGGAGTATTTGGGGCGGAAGATCATGATGGCGGCCTACGAGGCCGAGCCGCTGCTGTTCGACCAGTTCGCTCAGCGTCGCGACCTGACCAACCTGCGGCAAGAGAAGCTGCTGCGCATCGGCGCCTTCCCGACCCCGTCTGCCACGCCCGAGGGCGGCGCGGTGCAGTACGGCACGATCAGCGACCGTGGCGAGACGTACCAAGCGGCCAAGTACACCAGCGGCTTCAAGATCACCGAAGAGGCGTTGCTCAACGACGACATTGGCATGCTGGTAGAGGTGCTGCGTCAGATGGGCGCCGCTGCGGTCGGCACGCAAAAGAACCTGTTCTTTGGCCTGTTTACCGAGAACACCAGCACCGGCCCGACCATGTCGGACGGCAACAACTGGTTTTCGAGCGCGCACGGCAACCGCGGCACCGCTGGCGCCTTGTCGCTCGACAACATCGGCGAGCTGGTGAGCATCCTGCTTGCGCAGCAGGCAGAGGGCCAGACCGACCAGTACGTCTACAACGAGGCGCGGTTCCTCGTCGTGCCGTCGCACTACAAGCTGAAGGCGCAAGGCCTCTTGAACCCAAACCTGATCGGTTCGACCGCTGCTGCGCTGCCGGACATCCAAGCCTTGAAGGTGCTGGCCGATCCGCGTCTTGGCACCACGGGCAACAAGCCTTGGTACTGCGTCGGGCAAAACTCCGGCCTCTACTACGGCTACCTGCAGAGCGTGCCCGGCCCGCGTATGCGGCAAGTGCTGGATCAGGAAGACCTGTCGGTCAAGCTGATCTGCGACTTGTTCTTTGCGTGCCAGGTGGGCGACTGGAAAGGCGTCGCGCAGAACCCCTACGGCCTGTAAGCCCCGGCGGACAGCCGCGGCAGACACACAGACGGCCGCGCAGGCCAAGGAGATTGAGTCATGGCGACAAACGGACGGGGGCCATCCAGCCCGGTGAATCTGGTGGCGGCGGGAACGCTGGTCAGCAGCGAGGTGTATGTGCTTGGCGGGCTTGTCATTGTCGCGGCCGCCGATGCCGCGTCTGGCGAAAGCGTTGCAGCCTACACGCAAGGCCGCTTCAACGTGCCCAAGGAGACCGGCTTTGCGCTGGCGATTGGCGACCCGGTCTATTTCGACTGGGAGAACGACCAACGTGCCGAGGACAACGCATCGCTGCCGTGCATTGGCGTGTGCGTCGCGACAGCTGGCAGCTCGGCTACGTCGGTCGATGTGCTGCTTGTCCAGACCGCACAGGCCTACGCAGGTTTGCGCAAAGACAACCTCGCCGCGTCGGCCCGTCCGACCGTGACGGACGATCTCGATCTTGGGTACACGGTCGGCAGCCAATGGCAGTATCAGGGCGTTCGCTGGATCTGCACCAGCAACGCCAACGGTGCGGCCAAGTGGCGGGCGCTGAACACGATCGCTGCGTCGGTGACGATTGCCAGCGGTCAGACCACCGGCACCGCTGCGCTTCCGACTGGGGCGGCGAACGGCGACCACGTGCAGGTCAGCCAGACCGCGGACATGACCAACGAGGTCGGCATCTCGCGCGCAGTGGCCACCGGAGGCAACGTCGTGATTCACCTGACCGGCGACCCAGGCGCGAGCGGTGCGACGCTGGCTTGCCGCATCCTGCCGGCTGACGTGGGATAAGCATGGGCTGGAGGCTGGCCAATCTGGCAAACGTGGCGATACGCGACACCTTTGGGCAGTCCGTATCGTACACGCCCCAGGTTGGCCAGCCGTACAGCTTCACGGCTGTGCGCGACGAACGCCACGAATCGCAGACGATCGGGCAGTCGCAGGTCACTGAGTCGATGCGCACGATCACCTTGACAGTGCGGCTTGCTGACATGGACACGACACCGCAGCAGGGCGATACGCTGACGACAGCCGGCGCAGACTATGAGGTCCGCGACGTGCAGAACGACGGGCAGGGCGGCGCGGTACTGGTGCTGATTGAGACCGACTAGGAGGCACAGTGGCGCGCAACGGCACCAGCATAGCGGACATTCGCAGCCGCTCTATTGCGGTGCTGCTGGCTGACGCTACCGTGTCGGCAGTCGTTGGCGCCCGCGTCTATGACAGCCGCTCGCTTGAGGTGCAGGCCAATCAAGTGCCGTGCCTCATTGTCTATGTGCGGGCAGAGCGCGGGACCATCAATGGCTTTGCGTGCCTCGCGCCCAACTTCGCGACCGAGTTCGACATCGAGGTTGAACTGCACGTCAGCGGCACAACCGATGCCGAGATGGGCGCGAATGCCGACTTGACCGACGCTATTCTTACCGCGCTGCTGTCCGACGAAACGCTCGGGCGCCTTGTGGACGGCTGGGTCCGTTATGACCGAATCGCGGACTTTGGCGCGGACGAACGCAGCAAGCGCGGCGGCGTCGCCGTAGTGCGCATTACCGGACAAGGCCAAGTGGCGTTTACGGTGGGCGCATGAGTCGCAAACGCACAACGCTAAGCAGGCAAGAATCCCTAAAGCAACAGGGCATTGCGTTTTTTGTGGTCGATGGAGTGCTTGCGCGTTTGACCAAAAAGCAAAGTAGCAATGCGTTGCTAAAGTCGCGAGTTGTCAAGGCCGTTGAGCTTGTCGCTCTGCTCGGTAAGATGGTGAAGCAGCGCGTCACAACGCGCGGCAAATTGTCAGACAGGCAGCCGCGCACGGTCTACGGAAAAAAGTCGCGCGTCAATATTTCGCCTGAGTACGCGCGCAAGGCAGGCGTAAACATTCGCGCTTGGTCGAAGTTGCGCAACGAGGACATTTTCCACCGCAATCTAGCGTCCCCGGTTGGAAGCTACGTTGTCAGCGGCGGCATGTGGTCGGGAATGGAGGCGCGCGGCGTCAAGACTGATGAGGCTGTGCTTGATTTTGCAGGCAGCTCCGAGGGTCGCGGAAAGCGCGTCGTCAAGGTCGTCAAGTACAAAAACAAGAAAACGGAAATCGAAGGTGAGCGCATTTCGATCAAGCGCATTTCGCAGCAAGTGCCAAACCGCGACAAGGCCGGCCGCGTGTGGCGCTTCCACCGCCTCAACGTGCTGGACCCGACCGAAAGCGAGATCCGTCGTATCGCGCTTATCCGCGCACAGACAGACGCGCAGCGCGCAGTTGCCGCGCTGGCAGGCACCACATACAATCCACGGTGGCAGGCTTTGAGCCTCGCAGGGTAGGTGATACATGGGTATTGCGCAAAGCTGGGCATACAAGACATTCTCGTTCGCTCGGCAATCCGACCTTGTGACCGAGGCGAGCACGGACTTCATCAAATACGCGTGCGAGGTTGCGATTCCCAAGCGCGGCCGTGAGGTTGCCGATCTGGACTACGCCACCGGCCAGTGGGGCAGCCGTCGTCCTGTAGTCGTCGGCGCACGGCAGGGCGGCGAAATCAGCATCAAGGCCCCGCTGTGCGGCCTGCGGAGCGGCTACAACCCAGCCACGTCGGCGCCGGGCGACTCCAACCTGACCACACCGCCGATTGCCATTCTGCTGGCCAACGCACTTGGCAGCCGCAACGGAAGCGTGTCCAGCGAGGCCGGCTACTCGCAAGGCGTTGGCCTGTACAATGAGGCCTATGACGGCGCGGCTGTGGTTGGCGGCGGCACAACCAGCGTTGTCAACCTAAACACGGGGCTTGGTGCCGGCATCCTAATCCAGTCGCTGTTGGCGATTGGCGTCCCGTCGACAAACGCGTTGCGTCAGCTCGGTTGGGTACGCGAGATCAACACCGACGCGATTACGCTGCTCGAGGCGTGGAGCCAAGCCGCGAGCAACGGCGACAACGTGTTGCCAAGCGCCACCGCGTGCCTGAACCAGAACGAGCAGATTCCGATGACTTTTGTCATCCGCGGCGCGCAGGCGTCGTTTGTGGATGTCGCCGTTGGCTGTGTCGCGAAGAGCATCAAGATCATGTGTGAGGCCGGCCAAGTGCCGATGGTGGAGATCACCTACGGCGTGTTTGGCGACATGCGCCGCGACAGCACGGGCGGCGCGGTAGAGGTGCCCGACGACGACTGGCCGGTGCTGCGCCCCGTGGTCGGTGCGTTTGGCGGTCGTCTGACGGTGGATGGTACTGTGACGTGCGGGATCGAGAAACTCACGATTGACATCGCGCTCGACGTTCAGCCGCGGCTCTGTCACAGCGCGCTGCAAGGCGTGTCGCAGGTAGACACGGTGTCAAAGTCGGTCACGGTGTCATTCAGCGCCCCGCGCGACTCTGCGGACACGATCGACGCAGACGGGAACGATCCGTGGCAGACCGCGCTTGCCAACGCGTCGGAATTCTCGATCGCGGCGTATGTCGGTGAGCAGGCCGGCAACATTTGGTCATGCCTGATTGCCCCGCTGACGGTGAGCGAGGAGCCGCAGTTGGAGGATGTGGGCGGCCGCGTGTACGTCGCGGTAAAGACTAGGCCAGCCGCGTTTGCTGGGCTTGGCGACGGCACGATCACAGGCACTGCGCCGCAGAACTCGGTCTTGTCGATGGGGTGGGCATGATCGCGTTCCTGACGACTCACACGGTCAAGGCCATTCACGCGTCTCAAGCGCCAGACGGCTACAGCGGAAAGCAGTTGGCCGACAACTGGCTGTCCGCCACCGGCGACACCGGCGATGCGCTTGTCGTCGAGGTGCGGCCGCTGTCATGGCTGCAGTTTGAGCAGTTGCGCACGCTGGACCCGTTGGCGCAGACCGAGGCCATGTGTGAGCACGGCATTGTGTCGTTGGCCGGCCAAAAGTCGGCCGACTGGCGCGAGGTGCTATCGCAGGGCGCGGTGTTTGCCGTCGCGGACCTTGTGATCGCGGTGACTTCCGGCCCTTTGGCGTCCCGCCAGCCCGCTACCCCGACGGCAGCGCAGTAAGCTGGCCCGAGGTAATCAGCGGTCTGGCTTACGTCGCGGTGCGGCTTGACTACGTCCAGCGGTATGCCCACCGCCATAGGTGCGCTGGCGCAAGCTGCACGCACGCCCCGCCGATAGGCATTCCAGGCAATGCCGGTTGGCTGTGGACGGTCTGCCCTGTCGGCCTGCTGTACGCTGGCTGGTGGCGGCTGATCGTCGGCCTACACGAGGCCGCCGAAATCGCGCCGTTGTCGGGATGGCCGGACGCCTATAGCATGTGGGCATTCGACGGCCTGCGCGCGATCCGGTCGCGGCAGGCAGACGAACGCGCCAGACAGTTGCGCGAGGCGCAGGAGGGCTAGGCCGTGGCAGATCCAAGCGTCAGCGTAAAGCTAACCCTGCAGGGAGAGAACCGCGCGGGCGGCGCAATCAAGCAGGCAGAGGCGCAGGCATCGCAGCTTGCCGCCAAGATGTCCACGGTGGCCGAAAGGTCGGGCGACGTAGAGCGCGGCTTTTTGGGGCTCAAAGACATCGCATCGAACCTTAGCCCGCAAGCCCAAGTCATCGCAGACGTGGCCGGCGGTCTGGAGGGCATGATCAAGGGCTTGGGCGGCTTGTTTGGCCCTGTCGGTTTGGCTATCGGCGCTATCGGCGCGGCAGCTGCTGGTGTCTATGCGATCGTCAAGCAAAACGAAAAAGAGGCGCTTGAAACGCGCGCCAAGTATCTGGAGCTGTTGGCAGACTCGCCAAAGCTGATCTTGCAGCATTACGGCGTGAGCAAGGATGTGTTGGAGGTCGAAAAGCAGACCTTTGATCTTGCAGCGTCGCGCACCAAGCTTATCGCGACGGCAAACGAGGCTCTTGCGCTGGAAGCAAAGTTGCAGCGCGATCTAGCGGAAGGCAACGACGCGGAGGTGTCTGCCGGACGCGTAAGACTTGCCGACGCGCGCAACCGTGTAGAGGCGCTTGCCGAGGAGGTCAGGCTTGACCAGACGCTGCAGCTCCAACGCAACATGCGCAGCGCAGAGGCAATCCGGAACGAGATTGCGCTTGCCGCCGAGTCGCAGCGCATCGCGCAGATTGCTGACGACCGCGTTAGGCTGGCGGAGCAAGAGCGGGTGGCACAGCGCGAGCTGGTCAAGATTGAGACGCAGCTTGCGCAAGTCCGCAGCATGGCGCTTGAGGCTGAGGTTGCGGCGCAGCTTGCGATCATTACCGGCAACGCCAAAGAGCAAGAGGCGGCAGCCGAACGGATGCGCAAGGCTGCCGACAAGCTGAAAGCACTGTCCAGCCAGCAGCTTGCCGAGCAGCAGAAGCTCTTTCAGGTCGGCAAAGACCGCGACGCTCTGGAGGCGCAGCGACAGCAGCAGGCACAGCAGCGCGCGCAGAAGGCGACAGCAGCGCGGCAGAAGGCTGAGCAGGACCGTCAGCGGCAGGAGCAAGAGTCAGACCGCGTCAGCAAAGAGCTTGCAGACCGTTTTGTTGCAAACATTGGGCGCCGCATCACCGCGATCAAGCAAGAGCGCGAGTTTGCGGCAGCCCGTGACAAAGCCTTTGCGGACGCGCAGCAAGAGGTGCGAGACGCGCAGATTGATGCGGCAACAGACCCTGCGCGGCGGGCGGAACTGGAGTATTTGGAAAAGCGCCGCAAGTTGATGGAACGGCTGCAAGAGGTCCAGCGCGACGGTACGATGGAGGCGCGCACGGCTGCGGCACAGCAGTTTGCTATCACCACGCGGCTTGCGACGCTGGAAACCGAGCGCGTCAACCAGTTGGCTGAGGCGCGGGCGCAGGCGCGCGACGCTGCAGTGACGCAGGCCGGCCAGATTGCCGACGCGACGATTCAGGGCTTGAGCATGATCGACGGCGCACAGAAGGCCGCTGCTGCTACAAAGGCGGTGCTTGCCGTTGCCGAGGGCCTGTATGCGGTGGCGACGCAGGGCGTTGCAGGCATTCCGCAGCTTATCGCGGGCATCGCGGCAGGAGCGCAGTTTGCGCTTGCAAGCGGCAGCAGCGCCCCGCAAGTACCGTCTGGCATCGGCGGCGGTGGACAGCAGACGCCGCGCGACCTTGGGCCGCGCATGGAACCGCAGCGCAACGTTGTCATCAACGTGACAGGCGCGGTCATCGGCACGCCGCAGCAAGTCGGGCTGCAGGTCCAAAAGGCAGCCAAGTCCCTGACCGGCACAGGCTACCCAGCCAAAGCGGGGGCGTGATGCTGGCACTGGAGTTTGACCCCGTGCGGCTAGGTCTGACCGAGACGTGGGCAGCCGCGTCAGTAGATGTGACGGTCGGGCTGGACACAGAGACGTTTGGCCTCCCAGCTGGCATCACCGACGCCTACAGCGCCTATGCTGCGCTTGTCGCATGGATGGCGGACCCTGCGCGCCCATGGGCGCCGATGTCGGTAGAGCTCACATGGACCAGCGAGCTAAACGACAACGGGATTCCTGTTGTGCAGTTTTGGCCAAGCAACATCAACGATTTAGACGGCTTTTCGCCAAACGCAGATTGGTTGGCGCTGACGCAAGGCGTTGACAATCCGGTAGCCGTCACAATCCGCCCAGAGCTTGGGTGGACGCTGCAAGAGTGGGTGCCGCGTGGTCTGCGCGGTGATGGCACGGCAAAGGGCGCCACGCGTGACAGCGTGCCGGTATGGGGCGACCTGCGCTGGACAGCCGAGGCTGTGATGACTCGCGCCACCCTTGACGCGTTTACAGCGCTGCTGTACGCCGCGACAAGCCCGCGCCGTGGCCGGGTGCTGCAACAGTCGGCTGGTCCCTCTGGCATTGACCAGTGGGGCATCTGGCGTCAAGCGGCAATCGGCGCTGTGACGGTGTCACGTGAGGGCGCGCGGCTGTACCGCGTCGCGATGGAACTTGGCGGCGCGGCGCTGTAGGGGGTAGGCATGGCGGCAAGTGTGCGGAGCTACGTCTACCTGACCACCGGCGACGCGTGGGAGTTTTGGGTGGAGTGCGACGTAGGCGGGTCGCCAGTGACCGCCACGCTTACCACCGGCGCGCTTTTTTTTGACGTGCTTGACGCGCTGGCGTTGGCGTTGGCCGACGCAACTGGCGTCGACGCAACAGCGGCCTACAACGACACAACCGACCGCGTGACAATGACGCTGGACGGCGCCGACTTTGTGGCGATGTCACCCTATGCCGCGGCTGTGTTGGGTTTTAGCGACACGGTGCTGTCAGGGCAAAGCGTGACCGGCGATGTCGGGCCCGGCGCATTGGTCCCGCTGCGCGCTGCGGTTATCGACCCAGTGCGAGTGGTGGACCGCGCTGAGATGACGACCTACCGCCACGGGCAGGCGATGGCGACCACGTGGGCAGCCATGCGCGTTCGCGACGTGGACCTTATCGCGCGCGACACTGCCGACCGGCTTGGCGCATGGGTGACGTGCGGTTATGTCGTCATCACAGACGACCTTGGCGACGTGGCCACGGGCTGGGTTGTCGACGAGCGCGACCTATCCACACAAGGCGAACGCGAAGAAATCCTGATCCGCCGTCTGGTGCTGGTCGACGACGTAAACCCACCGACTGCCACGCGCTATAGCGGCCTCTGGGGCGCGTTGGCGTTTGGTTGGCAGGTTGTGTACGGGCTGGAGATTGACGGCATTCCTACGGCCTTTGTGGAGCGCACGGGCGGCGTGTTGTCCGGAGATGGCAGTTTGTCGATCGACGACAGCGCAGAGGTCGGCGTAGAGGTCGACCGCGAAAAGGGGCTGGGCGCTGGTTTGGCGCTGACGGCTGTTCTGCGGGACACAGCAGCGGTGCGCGACATGCTGCGGCGTCCGTCGCATGTGGCGCGGCTGGCCGCTGATTTTGGGCCGGGCGACGACCAGATGTCCGTAGACGACACCACCGGCTGGCCAGCGTCCGGCCGCATCTACATCGGCAGCGAGACTTTTGCCTACGGCAGCCTGACCGGCACGACGTTTGACAGCCTCACAGGCGGCAACGGCAATCTGGCGCGGCAGTACGCCGCATCGGTTGGCTGGGTTGTGACCGACCGACCTACTGGATGGCGCGGCCGTCGCTGTTCGCTGTACGCCTACCCTGTGGACCCGTCTGGCCGCGTGGTGGACGACCCGCACCGCGTCTTTGTGGGCGAGGTCGAGACAGAACCGCTGCGGCGTCGCGACGGCTGGACGCTTCAGATCCAGCCGCTTGACCGCGTGCTGGAGCGCGAGATCGTCGGCGCTGTCACGGGCGTTGTGGAGTCGCAGGACGGCGTTGTCTGCTACCCGCAGGTTGAGCTTGTGCTTTACATCGCTGGCCGCAAGAACGACGGCACCAGCACGTTTGCCTACACGCTGACCATGCGGCCGTTTGACGACCTGACGCAGCCTACTGTGCTTGGCTGGCCCGACGTCATGGCCCGCGTGCGCAACGAGTGGAACGCCGCAATCGTGGCGCTTGGGGGATCGTCATACGTTGACGAATACCCGGCGCTTGAGCCCAATGGCAACTACGGCTTCAACCTGCGGATTCCGTTGCTGTACGACAGCAACTTTCACGTTTGGCGGTACAGCCTGACGGTCAATGGCGCCACGTCCTACGGCGTCAGCGGGTTGTCGCCGTGGCAGAACATGCCGCACAACTACGGAATCAGCGACAGTTTCACGACTGCGGCTATTGCATCGTGGGCAGACGGCGACATCCGCAACGTGATCGTGGTTGACACCAAGGGCGCGTTTTTTGCCGAGGCTTGGCAAGCGCTGCCCTGCGCCTTCATTCGCGCAGAACAGCCGTTCACGGCGACGGCGGACCAACTGCGCCTGACCGTGGGCGGCAAGGTTATCGACTGCACTTGCGACAGCGTGATCGCAGACGACGGGCGCCTGTTCGCGTTCAACATCCGCGCCAAAAACGGCGGCTACACGGTGCCGGGCAACTTGCTTGGCGCTGCTGTCCGCGTTGGCGCAACGGTTGTTGGCGCGTTTGGAACTGATCTGCCCAATGTCGCCTACGCAATCCTGACCAGCACGGGCGCGGGCAACAACTCGGTTATGGACACCCTTAGCGCTTCGCAGGGGTATGCGATACCTGCGGAACTGTTGTCCTATGCAAACATAAGTATCGGCGAAGGCGAACCCGGCACGCTGGACACGCTGGCTTGCGCGGCAATCGCCACGCTGTCAGCGATGCCAGACAAGATTTCACTGATCGACCTGCTTGGCGGTCTGCTGGCGCTGCGGCGGCAGGCTATTGCCGTGGTGCCATACGGTGCCGACGACGTGCGCATGATGCTGGTTAGCACAGCGCCGGGCACGCCTGACACGGTGGCGCAACTGACTGACGACGACCTGCTGGGCTACGCAGAGGAACCGGCTGAAACTGTCGAACGGCTGCAACCGCCTAACCGCGTCATGCTACAGCCCGAGGGCGACGGCGAGCCTGTCATCGTCCAAGACCTTGCCGCAGTTGCGATTGAGGGACCGCGCGAATGGGAACTGACCATCCCGACGCAGGACCGCGATTCGCTGGTGCAACTCGGGCTGATTTACGGTCAAAGCCTGCTGTACATGGACAAGCAGGCGCAGGCTATCAAGGTGCGCATTCCGCCGTGGATACGGGCGACGGTTGGCGACTCGGTGGCGCTGGACACCGACTTTCCCGGCGTGTTTGACCCGTCGACCGGCAGCGCAGGCTACAACGGCAACGGTCGCGTTGTCGGTGCTGTCCGCAACCTGCGCAACGGCGCGCAAACGCTGACGCTGCTGCTTGACGGGCACGTCGCCAGCACGGCTATCTGCGGCGCGTTCAAGGTCATTGAGTGGACAGGGACGGCATCGGCGCCAGCCACAATCGACTGCTACATGCCAGTCGACGACCAAGCACTTGGCTTGCTGCCCACCGTTTACATCCAGACCGCAGACTACATCCAGCGCATGATTGACGCAGGCGGCGGCAGTTGCGTGCTGCTGCACTACCAGCCCGGCGTGTCTGAGGTGACAGGGCAGACGGTCACAGTCACTGCAGTAGCCACGATCGACGAAATAAACGACCCGCCCGCCGTGGTGCTTACGGTGTCCGCATCTACCGGCGTCACGCTGACTGCTGACAGTTGGCTGACTCTGCCCGACCTGGCAAGCGGCGACGGTAGCGCGTGGCAGGATGCGCAGGCGCACGTCGACGACGGCAGTTATTGGGAGGGATGAGCGATGGCGGTGACAATCCCAGACTACCCCGTAATCATCCAGCCGCAGCAGCTTGTGCAGCCGCCAATGACAGACACAGTCGTCGCCGCTGCCCTGAAAAACACCAACCACCTTTGGCGCTGGTGGACCCCGCCGCTGATTGACTGTTGCCCGTCGCAGTCCGCCACATCGTCCAGCGTCACGCAGCGGTTTGTTACGCCGCTGCCGACGCGAACCGTTGCACTTGTCCACCTGCTGAACGCAGTCGTTGTCACGTCGACAACGGCAACCGTCACGCTTGACGTGCAGTACACCACAAGCTGGGTCAGCATCGGCGGCAGCAGTTGGACCAGCATCGGCACCGACAGCGCCAGCATCAACGGGCAGGGCGAACTGTCAGTGATCGGAAGCATCCCGACCAACGCCGTCGCGCTGCGCTGGGTATTCACAAGCAGCACGGGCACCTACACCACGCATCACCTGCTGGCGTTGCCAGAGGATGACAGCATCGACGGCGGCGACCCAACGCAAGGCGGGTTTGTTGCCTACGATGACGGGCTGCTAGAGTCTGGCGACCAACCGCCAATAAACACTGAGATGTTAAACCGCGTGACGCGCAACCTTTACGCGCTGCGCACGACGCGACCGCAAGCCGCGCTGTCCTACGTCCAGCCCGAGAGTAACGTCTACGGTCAGGACCCAACGACCGTCACTGGCCAGCATCAAATGGCACGCGTCCGCGTCTGGCTAGGCTGTCGACCGTCTGCGAGCATGACGGTCAAGGTCATCGGCGCATCTACTGGCGGCAGCGTGCGAATCGAGCAGGTTAGCGGCGGCGGCCAAAACGTGGCTGGGCAAGCGGCGACGTGCAACTTGAACGGTGCCATAAATACCGCTACGCTTTCGCTCACGGCGCAGGGCGCTGGGCTGTTGCGCTTCGCCGAACTGCTGATCGTCATCAACGCAGGGTCCAGCACGGCGACCCTTTACAGCATCCACGGGTGGATAGCGGGGGACTGAATGGGGATTTCAAAACCGCTGACAGTCAGCAACCCGTTTGGGCGATCGGCGCTTGTCACAGCCGAGGTTGCCCCAGCTGCGTCGCTGTCTCTGCTGCGGACTGTTGACGCATCGCCGCTGGATCTTGCAGCGCATCCCTACATCGGCTGCGCTCGCATCGGCACGCTGCCCACAGGCGGCAGGTATTGGCGGCAGGCGTCCGCGGCAAATGGGCTGCACGCAATCGCGGCAGTTGGCGGCAACGCTGCGCTTGCCGTTGCTGGACGACCGCCGATGCCAGTCCGCATCGCGTCTGAGGCGGGCGGCTTGACCGGCGCCAACATCATCCAAGCGGTCACATCGCCGTGGATACTCGACACGGACCCGCTGGACACCAACAGCGGCGTGCCGCAGATAGCCATTACCAGCCAGACGATCGAGAACAGCCCGGCAGCAAGCAAGCCGCGCGCGATTGTAATGTTGCTGGACGACAACAAATCAGTGTCACAGATCATGTGGGTTGACGGCGCGACATGCTGGTCGGTGTCGCCATTTCACACTACAGAGGTATGGATTGTCACATGAGTGCAGACACCGCAGACTCACAGCAGACAGTGCAAGTCACGGCCAAAGCGCCTAAGTGGCTTCTGCCGGCAATACTCGGATTGTCCGGCGTAGCGGTCGGCGCGGGCAGCACACGGCTATCTGCTGACGGCATGGCTGAGATAGCCAGCGCACCGGCTGCCGAGGCTGCGGCGCGCAAAGTGCTGCGCGAGGTCGACCCGCCCACAAAGGCGGAGGTCCGGCAGCTGGCCCGGGAGGAATCGCAGATCGTAGCGGCCGCCGCACAAGCCGCGCTGCAACGCTGGCTAGACGAACGATTCGCGCGGACAGATGACGCGCTAGCTACCCTGCGAGCGCAGGCAGCCGACAACGCGCAGACGCTGCGCCAGATAGACGCGCTCTTGCGCGCGAGGGGCAAACGATGACCACGCCGAAGCAAACCATGATTGCCATGCTGGCGCTGATTGCCGCGCTACTGATCGGCTACGTGGCTGGCGTGCCGGCCACCGTGACGGTCACGCTGCAGCCAGACGCCGTCGACGCTGTGGACGCCGTGGCGCTGGCCGACGACGCGACGGTCACGGCTGCAGACGACGCGACCGCTACCACCCTGCCGGCTGCGGTGACGCCGTGACCAGCTGGACCAAGGCAGCGGCCTACAACGCCCGCCAGACGCACGAGCTGACTGCGCTGCAGGCGCTGGGCTGGTGGCCGTGGCAGTCGCGTGCTATCGCGTCTGAGCAGCTGGCCGCAGAGGTCGCGGCTTGGCAGCGGGCCAAGGGCTTGACGGCTGACGGCTGCTGCGGTCCTGCGACCTGGGCAAAGCTCCGCGAGGTCTGCGCGCCGCGGACGTGGCTACAGCGGCTGCCGCGCGGGCTGCACCAGATCGAGCAGGTCTACGGCAAGATCGGTGAGTTCGAGCCCGTGCGCGTGCCCATCTTCGCGGGCTCTGGCCGTGCTGTCCGCATCCACCCCGCGCTTGCCACTGAGCTA